CGCGCCAGGCCCAGGGCGTCACGTGCGCCGATGAGTTCCATCTGGCGCATCTCGCTATCCTCGCGCAAGCGGCGCATTCGGCGCTGGTGATCCTCTTCGGCTTGTTGTATTTCCATACCAAATGACTGCGCGCGGGCCAGGCGTGAACGGTAATAATCCTCTTCATATCGCGCTTCTGATTGGATAAAATCTAGTTGAGCCTGCGCAATCTGCGTTTCCAGTTGTGCCCGCTCCTCACCCGCCGCCGCTATGATGTCGTTACGGCGTTTTTCGGTTTCCTCCTCTAGCGCCTTTCGTTCGTCGAGGTACTCCTGGAAAACGGCGAGCGCCTCCTCAGAGACGACGGGACCGGCGGGCGCAGCAGCCACGCCAGCACCACCCCCTCCGCCAGGCGCTTCTCTCTGTGCTTCTGGGGGAAATAAGAGATTGGCAAACTTTTCCATCATCGCCCGCTGCCCCTCGACCATTCCTCCGACGAACTCAGCAAGCTTTTCATCCGTCGCAGTCCGCAGGTTGTCGGCAAACGCGCTAATGTTCGCGCCCGCCTCTTGCAGGCTTTCGATGCGCAGCTTCTCGCCGATGAATGAAACGAACTCCCCCAGGCCATCGGCGGCCCCGGCAAATGCTTTCACCATGCCCTCTACGCCGGACGATACGACGGTGACCCACATCACTACGCCCTTGGTGAGCATATCCGCCACGATGAAGAGCGCCTGCTTGAACGTCTCCACGCCGTCTTTTAGTCCCCATTCCTGCAAGCGTTCGTCGCCGGTCGCACGCCCGATGCCGTGAACGATACCCACGCCCGCCGCAGTGCCCCCAGCGAGCGCAGCGCCATAAGCGCCCGCCTTGCCAAGCGTTGGCGCGATTGAAAGTGATTTGATCGTTTGCAACGATTTGATGACCTGTCCGAGGAACAGAAGCAATGGAGCGCCAACCGTCACGATTGAAAGGAGACCAGCGCCAAATTTCAATATCTCTGGATTCGTCTCTCGCAACCCAGAAATGAGTTCCGTAAAATTCTGGACAATTGGCTTGATCGTTTCAAGCAATGGCGTAAAACCCTCGGCCATCGCTAGCTTTACCTCGTTCCTGAGCGATACCCACTCATTTGCCATCGCGGCCGCCGCGTCCTCGTTCGCGCCCATCGTATCGAGGATGAAATCTAGCTGCTCTCCCACGTCCTCAAAGCGGCTCTGCGCCTCTTTGATGAGATTTGGATCAATATTAAAGATACGCTGGATGGAGATAGTCTGCCCAGCCAGGTATTCTTGAATGGCCCGCACAGCATCCGTTGTGCCTTTAAGCGGATTGGTGCTTGCGAGAAGAGCGGCCCGCGCTACCCACTTGTCGAGCGATTTCGTGCCATCTTCCAGAACGGGTATGAGCGAACGACCGAGCTGCCATACCTCATTGACCTCGAGGCCAAACCGGTTGGCCTGTGTGGTCAATGAGCGCATCACTTGGTCAGCCTCTTTCTCGTCTTTGAGTAGCGCGTTGAACTGAACGCGGTAATTGCGTACATCGCGGGCAGCGTTGAGACCGAAAGCAGTAGCCAGGCTGGCCCCGGCCCCCAGCGCCGCGATGCCGCGCTTCATCTTTTCAAAATCGCTCTGGAGATTCCTTAACGTCGTCTTGACCGGCTCGAACGCTTTCGCCATATCCTGCCCGACACGGCGCAGCGATACGGCGGCCTGGCCGGCCTGCGAGGTATCAATGACGACCGCGCCACGGGCTGTGCCAAGTGATTGGCCGCCACCAAATCCTGGTAATGCTAGTTGAGTTGGCATCACTTCACCTTGTGGTATCTCACAGCGCGGCCACCTTTGGCCGCCATCGCTTTGAGCGCGCTAACCGCATCTGGCGTAATCGGTCGCGGCAATCTGAATCCATCGTCGAGCAACTGCGTCAACGTGTAGCGCGGTTCGAGTTTGTCACCCGTTTTGGTCGTCTCCTGCAATGCGTTTTCGATTGTCGTACCAACCAGGCACACCGCCGAATCGAACTGATACGCGGCCCAGCGGTCTTGGATGCCTATGAACTCACTCGGTCTCTGGTGTGTCGTCGTCGCCAGTGCGTACAGTCCCCACACCTGCCGCTTGTTGCTCACAAAACTTGCGGAGGACCTGGGCGGGCTGGATAGCTAGCTGGAAGACGAATGCTTTGTCATCGAATGACACGTCATCCAGTGCTATCTCTCCCTCTCCCAAATCCTCCACATCTGCGATTCGCGGTTCCAGAAACGATGCCCGGCACACGTGGCCGAATAGCTCGGCCATCCCCGCCGCCAATTCTCCGATGTTTCCGATCTCCTCGATGTCCGTTTCCGTCCACAGAGTTTTGGCTGCGATGGGCGAAAGCAAATCGGGCAATGTGCCGTCGAGGATCATCACGTCGAGCGCGACGGGGCGCATGCGCGCCACATTGCCAGATGGCAATGTGACCAGATAGCCCTTCTCCCTCGGCTCGCGCCATTGATTGGCTGGCGTTACCTTGCGCTTGCCCATCAGCTGATGTTGGTTGGCGGTATCGCGATAGCGGTTGCGGTCGCGTGCTCGATCAAGTTGATAACGCCATAGGTATCATCGTCAACCGCCTGCGCCGATACTTCCGGTATGATGTAGTTTCCATACTCGGCCTGGGCCAGCGTCACGTCCTCCATAATTTTGACCTTTGGCAAGAACACGTGCAAATCACCGCTTCCCTGCGTAGCCGCGACCTTGCCACAGATGCCAAAGTATGGCATGTTATCGCCGCCGGACAGCTTGAGGTGATCCTGAACCGCGCCACTGGCGGTAGAGGCGATACCGAGCAATACCTCCAACGCAGCCATCGAGACACCGCCGAAGCGCAGGCGAACCTGACCGCCGATGATTTGCGCGTGGCTGTCGGTGATTTTGTCGTCGCCCTCCAACCGGGCTGCGACGACCTGCATCACCGTGCCCATCAATTGGACGCTCGGAATGTCCACCTCACTGCCATAATCGTCGGTGGCATTATACGCGGCGATCTTGACATCCTCCAGACCAAACTGTGGTGCCCCATAAGTGTCGAAAGCCATTTTCCTACCTCCTAATCTTTATACGTGTAGACTGTATACTCCGAACGCTCAACGTTTGCGTCCAGACTGGTATCGCGCTGATTGCGCACATCCCCGGCCCACAATGCCTTAAACGTTCCCGCAAGTTGCACCGCGTGCAAAAGCGTGTACACTCGATCTCGCATCGCCTCGATATTGCTGTAACCCGTATCATCGTAAAACCAACACTCTAACGCTTCGCGCGTGCTTAGATACTGCGCGCCTTCATCGGTAAGCGCCAGGTCTGGTGTGCTACCTCTGGATTTTAGCAGGATACACGGCTTGATGATCTCGTTGCTATCGAATGCTGCTGGTGTCGTCGTGCGGCTGATACCATTTGGCCCCGTCTCGGCATAGTCATAAATTCCGCCGGTCGCCAGTGCAACCAGTGTCACATCGGCCTCAAGGACCGCTTTTGCCTCACTGACCACGCTCATGATAGCATCCTCATCACGTCCGCCCAAATCAGCGGTGCGAAATGATCGAGCGCCGGGCCGATGATCGCATAGCGCCCGGCGTTATTGAGTTCGAGAAAAATACCATAATCCATTCCGTGCGCGAAAATGATCTCGACCATTGTGTTTACGACCTGATCCACGTCAGACCACAGTGTTTGCCGTGCATTACCGGTACGATCCGTCCAGGGCGCGTTATCTTTCATCCAATTTGCTATCTCAGGCGCCCACCGCTGCCCAATGGCAAAAACGCCGCGATGGATCGCGCTGGCGTAGGCATCGCCCAGGTCGGCGAATACTTGATCTGGTGGATTCTGCCAGGTGATTGTCATAAATTATGCATACTCCCGTCTGGTGATGCCGCAATGGCAGTAATGATTGGCGCGCCGGGGCCGTCAATAGAGCCCGGCAATGCTGCTAGTGCAACGTGGCCCGGATTGCTCTCGGTGAGCAATTCGTTGTTATCGCTGTCATTGATTGTAACTCTGGACATTTTCTACCTCCTCACGACCTCGTCGTTGCAAATGCCTGCAAGCAGTCCACCAAACCGGGCACGACCGCCACCACGCGGTAGCTTATGCCATCGAGGGCGAAACGGTCGCCGCGCTGTATGTCCGTGTCTGTGATCGTCGCGTGATTCTTATATCCTACGATCAGCACCTCGGCCAGCGCGGTCTCGCCCGCCTCGGTCTGGTAGCTCCTCGGACGATTGCTCAAATCCTCGATGCGCACATTCTGTGCATCCAGTGCCACGCCTGTGCGGATGATTGTAATAGACGTGATCTTGTCGCCGACGATTCTCGCCGCATCCACGGCCTCGCTCACATCGGCGAGCCAGCTCGAGAGCGGGAATGTATTCCCGGCCCAGGCGTCAATATCAGGCACTTGGCGCGTCCTTTTCACGCGGTGGAATTTGGTTCAACCCAACGATGCGCGCCTGTTGTTTTCCTTCAGTTTGCCAGAACTTCATCGAATCCGCGATGTTGTCCCGCATCTGTTTGCGCTCAATTCGCGTCATCCCCACCGTGTAATTGTGGAACTTGTTGGCCTGCGCTAATAGCTGGCGGTATCCATAATACACAGCGAGATTATAGTCATCGCCTGCGCGAGCATAGAGCCGATCTAACTCGGCGTTGGTGAATACGGCCT